AGGCCCAGTCTTTGGGCTCTGACAATAACTGCGTTCTCGCTGCGTCCAAGGGCCTTGGCAAGACTTTTTATGCTTACTTCTCCCCATTTGTCCTGGAGGTAGTACTCTTCTTCTGGCGTCCATTTGCGTTTGGCTCTTTCTGCAGGTACCAGCTTCCTTGGTTCAGTTCTTACCGCCTTCATGCTCTCGACCTCCAGCTTTCCCAGTTCATCTCAATGCCTACGCACATCTCATACAGTCTGTCCAGCGTTTTTTCAGCGTTTCTGCTGTCTAATGGCCTGCCGTTAGGTCCTATCGGTGTCATTCTCCTTATCAGCTCGTCTCCGGCGTAGTTTGTGGTCACTATAACCGGCATGTATGCTTCATATCTGGCGTTGATAATCGAGTATATTTTTGTGGACCCCCACTCTGTCGGTTGTTCACTGCCTATGTCGTCTATTACCAGAAGGGGAACCTCTTCGTAAATCCTCATGATTTCCGCCTCTGTGGCCTCGTCACTGCGGTCAAAGGTCTGTTTAATTCTGGCCAGAAGGTCTATCATCGTCATGCATATAACTGGTATCCCTTCTCTGATTAACTGGTTCGATATTGCCGCTGCCAGGTGGGTTTTCCCGGTACCGTAGCTGCCGGTTATAAATAATCCGTTGTGTTCTATCTCCGGTGGCTGCACTATGCCGTTTGGCCCCTTCCTGGGAAGCATGGCCTGGAAATTATCAGCGTAGTTCTTGGCTACTTCGTATGCCTGCCTGTTTACCTCGTTTACCTCGAAGCGCTCAAATGTCCGGTTCAAAAACCTGCCTCTGATTCCACTGTCTTTAATCAGTTTGTTTATCTTTTGCTGCAGTCGATCTTGCTCTTCCCGGCGCTTTTTTTCATCTTCTGCGGCCTTTTTCTCCGCTTCGACCTTGGCCCAGTATTCCTGGGCCTGTTCACAGTCGCAGCGTTCTGGTTCTGGCATCCAGATAAAAATCTGTTTATGCTGCAGTGGGTTTGCGAGGCCGTAATGGTATAATGTCTTGCCGCAATATTCGCATTTCTTTGGTTCCGGTGGGGCCTCGTTGTAATTCCAGCCTTCTGCTATGGCCTGATCGGACCGTATTTGGAACCGATTCTTGGCCTCATTTTCCTCGGTAGAAGTCGAAATCTTCGGCTCTCTTGAAACCTGAAAGGGCATCTCTCTTACCTTCGGATCCCGGCGAGCTGGTCGCTGGTTGCTGGTTATGCCCGTCAAAATACTTGCTATTGACTCCATTTATCGGTCCCTCCTCGTATTCATCATCCCATCTTCCCTCGTTCAACCAGGTTTTTGGGTTTGGTATATATCTGCCATTTTCTCTCTGCCATTGCCACGTTGCTTTAGCTCTTCCTATGGCCGTCATGATCTTGTCAAACAGTTCTGTATCCGGCTTGACCTTTTTCCAGGCGTTCCATGCTGCCTTTTTGCCTACCTTCTTTGGGTAAGCAGCCCAGAATTCATCAAATCGCTGCTCTAATAAAGACTTTTTTGGCTGTTTATCAGGCTCCCCGTCATCGTCCCCGTCGTCTGGCGGGTTATCGGTAGTGGGTGATAGGTTACCAGTAGAAGGTGATAGGTTAACGGTAATAGGCGTGGCTTGTACTGTGCCAGCACTGTGCAAGTCTGGTGCTTGTATCGGGCTTTCATGGTGCTCTGCCATGAGCTCCGCTGGTGGAGGTGGTATCTCGCTCGCCTTCTCTCTGATGTGTGGGTTTTGATGCTTTAAGAAATTGACTATCTGAATGTAGTTGTTGCCGTCTATTGAGTACCTGAAAATAAAACCTGTATCGTGCAAAGATTGGAGCATTTTGTCTACTCCATCCGCGTCCACGTCGTCGTATCCCAGTAGTATCTTTTTGATCCTTCTTGGTTTATCTTCAAGCCTCCCCTCTCTATCTGCTATGGTCCATAGTCCTATGAATAAAAGCCTGGTTAATGGTGGGAGGTCTCCGAGTATCTCGTTATCAAAAAATCCAGGTTTAATGCTTCGTGTTCTTGCCATTTGTAGTCGTCACCCCCTTTGTTATTGACCTCACTTTAGCAAACGTACACTTCGGCACCGGTGAGCTTCTGAACTGCTTCCTTAAACCGCTTCTCGTCGCTATTGTTGTTGCTTAAGTGTAGAAGGTATATCTGCCTTACTTTGCTCAAATCGTTGGCTTTGAGCATGTCCAGGAAATGTTCTAGGCTCATATGGCTTTTTACCAGCCTTGGCACCAGCTCTATTGGTATATATCCGGCTTCTACGCTTTTCTGAAGGGTCTCTGTGTCGTAGTTGCACTCCGCCATGATATGGGTCAATCCCTGGAACTTGTACTTTATGTAGTACGTGTCCGTGAAGTATAGGAGCTTTTCTCCTGAAAAAGTCGATGTAAAAAGAAATCCCAGCGGCTCCGGCGCGTCGTGCTGCACGTCGAATGGTAGCACTTTGAATGTTCCTATCGTCAGCTCCTGAAGTGCTTTTATCGCGTGTATTCGGTGCCCTGAAAGGCCACACGCTTCGATCGTGCCCTGACTGGTGTAAATGTCTACACCGAGTCTTGCGAGGTCCTTGGCGGCCTTACTGTGGTCTTTGTGGCTGTGTGACACAAAGCAGCCATCCATCTGTGTCACCTTGAACTCACATCCGACCTGTATTGACTTTATTGGTATGCCTGCATCCAGCAGCAGGCTGGTTCGGCCGTCGCTTATGCGGTAGGCGTTCCCAGCACTGCTGGAGGCTAAAATCTTGATGTCCATTAGAAGTTCGGTCCTTCAAAGATTGTTTGTTGTGATTGTGCCGCTGCGCTTGCGTTTCTTGCTGGTGGTGCTGATGGCTGCTCTATGATCTCTCCTGTTTCTGGTTCTACCTGTGGGCTCTGCAGCTGCTTTGGTTCCTCCGTTGGTGTAGTGTCTATGATTATGGCGTTTGCGTGGTCTGCTATTTCGGCCTGGGCCTCAAGCTCTGCATATCTGGCCTCGCGCATCTTCATGTACTGGTAGTTGTCGTCTATCTTCTTTGGATCCCTTGGGATGTGCTTTGCGCTGTAAACTTCGCGCTTGATGGTCTTCAGGCACATCTCTTCAAACCAGCCGTCGCTCTCCTTTTCTACCTGTCTGCCGTTTTCCCATACCTTGGTGGTTCCTCCCCAGAATTCCGCTGCTGCGTATGCCGGCTTGCGCTTCTCGATGTCCTTCCTGGTCATGATTATCAGCTTGTTTTTGACCGGGTCCTCGTATTCAATGTATCCGAAGCCGCCGACGATTTCGCCTCTGTCAAAGGGGTTGTTAATCTCAAAGATGTAACTCTCCACCTGGTTATCCTTGCTCTTCTTGATTGGTTTAAAGGTGTCGGTGCTATAAACCAGCTCGATGGTTACTGCCTTGGGCTGCTCTACCGCGTACTTCTCGGCGATGTACTGGATCCCGTTGTATCCGGGCATTAGGGTGACGTCGTATTTGTTGGTCTTATTGTTCTTGTAGGGGATCGGGAAAAGGTGATTATCCATCATCATGTCCAGGCCCATCTTGGCGTAGTGCACTACATCGAGGGCCAGGTCATTAAGGTTCACATTGCTCCATGTTACCGGGATGTTATTATCGTATTTGTGGTCCTTGTTGGCCTCGTTCTTGCGGATCCTGGTCTCCTCGGCCATCTTTAAGGCCCTGTCAATTGCTATGAAGTATCCCTGGATCAGTCTCTTCTGGTACTCTGACACCTGAAGCGCTCCGGCTACGTTGCTGCCAAATTCGCGGAGCACCAGGTTCGTGAAGCGCTCGCTCATGGTGAGCTGCTGGTTCTCTGCAGGCTGCAGAGTTCCCTGGTTCTGATTTGGGGTCTGGTTCTGAACTGCAGGTTTCTGATTCCTTGCGTTTGTGGTTGTTGACATGTGAATTCCTCCTTAACTCCTTAATTTTGATTTGTGAGCGGTATCATGCGCTCATAGTAGGCCGCTCTTCTGTCTTGAATCGGGATGTCTTCCGGGTAATACCTGGCTGTTTTGCTCCAGGATTCGAAGCATTCCGGGCACTGGTAATGGTTCAAAACCGGCACCAGGTAGCCTTTTTCTGTGTCCTTGCTGCACTCATCGCATATTCCGTATCCACCTAAAAGCTGAATTTCTTCCTTTGTGGCCTCGTATGCGATGTATCCTGTGGGTGTGGTTATCTTTTTCATGCGTCCACCTCCAGTCGGAGCTTCTTGTCCGGCTCTGAAACTACCAGGCGTATTACCTGGGTGTCCATCTTCAGGAGCCTGGTCACGCTTTCGGCGTTGTCTATGAATACCGGCATTGCCAGGTTCCAGTGCTTTGACAAGGTGTCGATAATCTCCAGGCCGGCGTTTATTCTGGCCGCGTTGTTGGCAAAGGTGAAAGGTACCATCCTGCCGTCTTCGGTAGGTATCATGACTTCGCAGTCGTCCTTGATTCCGCCGTTAAGCTGCTCCTGAAAAAGTCTGAAGCGTACACTCTTGAACTTGCTGTTTATCTTGTCGTCCAAGAGCCTTACCTTGGTCTTGGTGAATACCTCGCAAAGGTAAATACCTCTTTCC